CGGCGGACCTGTGGAGGTTCAGGGGTCTCGACATTTCCAAAGCCGCACATGATGATTTCCTTTCAGGCTGCGGTGACATCGTCGGTGCAGAACCGACGGTTTTGGTAAGACGGATGGTCGACGGTGTAGATGATCTGCGGCCAAGACGCGGATCGCCAATGCGCACGGATCCACAAGATGCGACCCTCTTGGGGGCGCCCGTGGCGATCGACGTAAAGAACGCGTTGGCCGATATCAAAGTCGGGCTCTGCGGCTTGCATTGCCATTTTAAGGCTCCTAGATCGTCTTCACATTGCGGGTCGGGCAGCTGTAATGCTGTTGTGATCTTTTTCGCGGCTTCTCGCTCAGCCTTCAAATGCGGAGACTCATCCATCGCCCTAGTCCCCGTCCAATACGCCCGCAGCGATCCACGGCCACAATAACGTCATGATGACGAGTGCGAACAGATTTTCAGCAGCGCCGCCAATCATCGCGCTCCCCATCATGAAGGACAGACACAGCAATATGCATTGCGATCCGGTCACTTATCATCCTCCTATATGTACGCGTCGGCATCGCGACGGTCGATTATGGCGGACACCTTGCGATACCCCTCGACACCTTCTTTGCTGATGACAAAATCAGCGCTCAGACCGTCAAGCTGTGGGTGGTTTTCGGCCATCCAGCGGTCGGCTTGTTCGGGCGTGTAATAGTCCAACAGACGCTCAAAGATTTTGGTGTGCCACTCAGTCGTCATTGCCCCGGCCCTCCTATTTGATATGATAGTGGCCCCGGCCCAGCACATAATAGCCAGGCGCAATCTTGGTTCCGAACACCCGCGCGGCAGTAAACTGGCACGCGGTCCAGAGTGAGCGTGGAACCTCAAGCCACAGTTCAAGCAGTGTCATCGCCCTGACCCTCGTTGTTGTTGCGGATACAGCATGGCCCGTTCGGGCATGATCCATCCGGCGCATGCTCGGCATCCGCCCACAAAGAGTAGACACCCGATCCGCACACTCGGCAGCAGCCAGAATAAGGGACGTCTGGAAACGCAAGCGCGCGATAGTCTTTGGTGCCGGGCGGAAAGTCGTCAGCCGTCAGCATCGCCGTGACCCTCCATAAGTTGAATTTCTTCCAGCACCGCATTGTGGCCGATAAGTTTGGCATTGGCCGCAGTAAACTCAGGGTTTTCCGCTCGCCACCCTTCCCATGTCGGATGGTTCATCTTCCACGCGCGCCAATACTCAGTGTCAGGCGATGGGTCGAACGGCTCTCCGCCCGATGCGCAGCGTTCGCATACGCCAAACTGATGCCGGTTTTGATCGGTGAATTCGGCCCCTGGGTCAACGTCATGACGCCGATGATGAGCGCAGAAAAATAGGCCACAGTTTTCGGTCGGGTCGCCGCCGCAGGCATAACCCATACCTCGGTCAATCTGAGCGTCGCAGCCGGGATGATCACACGTGGCCGGTACGCCGTACCCCTGATCTCGCTTGCGTCTTTCGTAGCACTGATACCCCACTGGTCAACCCTCCCTGTTATCTTCTACACTCAGCATCTGACTGATTGGTATTTTCGAAATCCGAGATAGCTCTTGCATTGCATCGAACGCCGGATACGGTCGCGCCTCACGCATTGGAATTTCAAAGCACTTACGACCATCATCCGGGATGATGTAGTAGCCGCCGCGTGACCCGTTCGGCGTGTACCAACGCATTCGCATCAACCGCCCTGGCGGGCAGCCCTCGTGCACCATTGTCGTGATCGGACGATCGGTCATTGCCTATTCCTTTTTCTCAGCTCAGCTGGCCGCGTTCAGTGTTTGCGGGTAGTGCTGCGCCAGCTCGGACCGCAGCCACACGTAGGTCGCGAAATCCTCGCCATCGCGGCCCAGGCTTTTGCATGGCCCCTCGAACCGCGCGCCAGCGCGCTCAAGAAACCGATGCGCCCAGCGGTAGCCAACAAGGCTGTGCACCTGGACGCGGTGCAGGCCGAGATCGAGCATCGCCGGGATGACGACATGACGGATGCGATCAGCGATTTGGCGGGCGTGATCAAGGCTCAGATCATCCGTCCCAAACATATGCGCGACCGCGACGCCGGGGCTGATCCCGGCCACCCCGAACAGCGCCACCGGCTGCATGCCGGTTGCCGGCCGCGCAATCTCAAACCACAAATGGTGCTGTCCAATCGCGGCGAGGTCGCGGTAGAGCGAAAAGGCGTTGGTGTCGGGCCGCTGCGCGTAGATCTCGGCCGCGTCGCTGGCCCGCATGTTTTGGCAAAGCTGCAGGACCATCGGGTCCGACCAACGGTCAAAGGTAAGCTGGGTCATCTCAATTAAACCCTTTGTCGCGCTTGCGTTCTGCGGCTTCTCGCCGCCGCCGTTCAGCACGGCTTTCCTGCGCCAGCCCCGGCGAAACGTGGTAGAATGACGGACGCTCACCAACTTCGGCTTCCAGAATGTCGCCGATAGCCTCCTGCATCAGAGACATGAACGCCTGCTTGCGAGCTTCATCCTGGACGAACTGCATGCGGATGCTGCCCAAAAGCAGCGCGCCTTCCATTGTGCCGGGCATCGCATAATAGCCATGCCACCACTCGCCATCTTCGCTGACGCGCATAGCGACGCGACCAATTTGCGTTTTGTCGTTCACATCCATTCTCCCCGTGGATCAAAGTCATAACTGTCGGTAATCTCCCCCGGATCAGTCATGATCGGGTCATCGAGCGCCGGGCCACCGTTGTGCCCCATCAGCTCGGCCGTTTTCGGTCGGCCGTCTGGCAGGCTTTCGCTCAGCATCATGTATCCGCCGGCGTCGATCACATCGGCCGCACGAACACCCTTTTTCTTGGGCACGCGACCGCGATTTGTGGTCTTGTCGGCGTCCTGCGCCCACACGTAATCGTTCTCAAGCCCGCGTTTCAGCAGCTTGCAGCGCGGGCTGATGATCAGACCCTGCGTGCCAAAATGCGACCACTGCATCGCGGCGCGCCACACCGCCAGGCGCGGCTCGATCCGGTTGCCGCCCAGCATCTGCGGCTCGATGTCCAGACCCGACGCTTGGCTTACCTGGCTGATCCAGGTCACATCCTCTTGGCTCTCACGCGCCGTGCCGGCCATGTCGGCCAGGACCATCTCAACACGGTTCGACGGATACCGACTATCCAGCAGCTCTTTCAGAGCGGCCCCAAATTGCGGGGCAAACGACCCATTCTTGAACCACAGCTCGTCGTAGATCCGCCACTGGAACGGCTCGATGAACTGCCCGATGACCGCGGCGCCGAAATACCCTTGGTCCAGGCCGATGCGCAGCGGGTGGCCGGGTATCGGCTCCAGAGGATTGCGCGCCACATGGATGTTCGGCACAAACAGTGGCTCAGATGTGGATCCCTGAAACACCGGATCACCGATGCGGATGTAGCCGATGCGGTTGTAAACCAGGCGCTCGATGTCACTGCCGCGCCCCTCGGCGCGGGCACCGGCGATCACGCGCGGATAATACTTTTCGCCTAGGTTATGCAGGTTCTCACAGCCAGGTTCATCAAAACCGGGCTGGCGGTGGAATGAGATCTTGACACCTTCATCCGCCAGAGAGGCTACAATCTGCTTTGTCGCGTCGTCTTCGCCCTCATTTTCCAGAACGCGGACGGTCCAGTTTTCTTCGTCCGGCGCGTTGTAGCTGGCGCTAACCTGTCCGTAGGACTTGTTGTGATACCCTTCAAAGTGCTTTTTTGCCGGATATCGATCGATCCGGGTCAACCCTTTGGTGAACACGGCAACCGGGTTTGTGTCGGCCTCTTCCAGCGCCAGATCAGTGGTTTGGACGCCGCGAATGTTGGCATCGATCTCGCTGGGCGTGCTGCCAAAAGCCATGAACTCCGCGATAAAATCAATCTCGCCATGTTTGGTGTTGAAGCGTAGATGATGGGTGACAGGATCCCCGCGCCCTCCGGCCCATTTGCCCATTGTTTTGGGCATGACCTCCCACCAGCTGGCAATGGTGGTCGCCCAAAGCTGGCGGTACGTCTCGCGCGCGATCACGACTTTGTAGTAGCGGACGCCATCGATGACAGAGCGGGGCATGCAAACAGCCCGGCGGATGCGTGATCGCAAGTGCGCCGTGGTCTTGCCAGACCCTACCGGCCCGCGTATACCGATGATGTCGCTGTCATCCCAATAGAATGCTTCTGCGACGGGACCGGGGGGTTCCCACAATTCAATATCCGGCATCGCCCGCGCTTCGTTTGAACCGGGCAGCGCTTTTGCCGACGCAGCATCCTCCCCGGCAATGGCACGAGCGGCCTCTTCGGCCTGGTCGTCAGGCATCGAGCGCAGGGCAAACAGATCCAGCTCAGGCAGGGCCCACACCCCCGACCCCAGCGCCATCGATCCAATGTCGCGATTTTTTCCAAACCAGGTTAGACCTCAAAACGATGAATGGGGTCGGAAGGACC